CTACTGTATTAAATCTGTAGGCATGAGTTAGGACACATTCGATACAGATGTATTTGTCTTTATATGCCGTATTTTTAATTTCAATTTTAGTTTCTTTTACTAATTTGATATGATCATGATTAGCTTTAACAGCCGCATCTTTGCCTTGAACATAAACTCCCCAATTAGCAAATGTAATGTCATCAGCAAATAATTCTGCCATGGCATCTATATTTCTAGCAGAAATCGCCCATAAATATTTTTTTGCTTTGTCTACCCAGATCATACGACTACCTGCACTTTCTCTTTTTTGATATGCGGGAATTTAGTTTTTTTGTATTCACTCCCTATAAATTTAACGATTTTTTTTAGACTATCAGGATCTTCAAATATGTTGATAACTAATAGTTGATCTTGCATCTTTAGTTGTTGGAATATTTGTCTAACTGATTTCTCATATTCGTTTACGGGGGGTAGATCGGAAGGCATTTCAGGAAATCGAGCAATAGATTTTTTCCAACTATTTAAATCTCTTGTGGTTAAAATAAACAGTGAGTTTGGAATTGGTTTGAGAATAATCTGATGTAAGTAACGATAAAAAGAATTGTCTACCCATGATATAATATCGTCATGACATTTTGACATATCATCGTGAACAACGCAATAATGTTTTGTTGGTTCTCCGATCAAGTTGAGAGCTTCCGCTAAACTAGCAGTGCCTGTTCTTGGTAAGCCTATTCCATATACACTACGCATTTATTGTAGGTCTCATTATCTTGGCTTTAATTGTGTCGAATTTACTTCTAATTAAGTTTAATTATTAAATAAGGTTATGGACTATATATATAGCTTAAATTATAGTCTATTTGTTTAGAGGTCTTTATTAGGGTTTCTGATGACTCTATACTTGTTAATTCTATGCCTTCTAGTAATGCGAGATCGAGGGATTTTCTTATTTTTTTTAGTTCCATAAACCAAGAAATATACTATAAAATAACATATAGACAGTATAAGAGATATAAAGAATAATAGATAGGCAAATATAAACTGTATAAGGGCACTAAACAACATAACTAGCTCACTTCCTATATATCTATTATCGGTATTTTGAACCTCCTTCCTTAACAATAAGCTGACATTGCTAAATTTTATTGAATAATTGGGCTCAAAACCCACACATTACAGTTAAATTTCGCATCCTTTGGGAGCTTTACCCACTATTATTATACCCGTATATACAGGAAAGTCAAGAGGGGGAAATAAAAAAGATGAAAAACGCCGGAAAGTTACTAAGTTTTAAACTATTTGGGAAATCTTGAAATTTTTTTACCGTAAAACCGTTCCGCCGAAGGTATACTTAAGTACAAGGTATATAATATGAGTCTATTAAAGTTAGGATTTATTTAAATGGCATCTCTGAATGGCCTAATCAGCTTAATTGGTTTCTATTTATGTTTGATAATGTTCTTTTGGAATTTTAATTCGTTTACTTTTCAAGAAAGAGTTATTGTTATGTTAATATTTACCGGTTTTCAGTGTTTATCTCTGATATGTGATAAAGAAACGTAATATATACTATATAAGGGTTATAAAGATTTCTTGAATTGTTGCTCCCGGTTATGATTGCTATTTCTTAGACTTAATTCAAGTACAGACAAAAATAGTAAGGTTTCTTGAGTACCTTAATGAGTTATGTTTTCCGCTTCATAGACTCCAAACTCAAGAGAGCGCAAAAGCGGTTTTTTACGGGGAAAATTCACTTTTTCTATATAGGGGAAGACCGAAATTCTTATGGAAGATGGACAACATAAAAGTACTGTAAAATATTATGAAGAAACAGAAGTTGCTGAATTATATACCGGAAAGAAGCAGAGCGCAAGTGTAGCTATAGATGGGCTTAAAGTTATTATAAAAGATAGTGAGGGAAACTCTCTGACACTTGACTTAGAAGAAGCAGGTATGTTCCATTATGGTCTTCAGGTAATTATTCAGAAAACTAACGCTCTTAATGTACCTTAATATTAATAAAATTATAAAAACTCGCGTGCTATAGACTATCTCAGACTCATTAGGCTAGAAAGGAAAATACATGCTCAGATACTTTAGGATTTTCCTTGGTACTACGTTTTATTTGTTTGCAAGTTTATTCTTGTTAATTTCTCTGAAACTTTTTCCCGCTGATCTAAGGAAGGATGCGAAGAAAAGTTTTATTTAAGTAGTACGTAAAGAATCGCCTACAATCCACGAACCAAGTACGAGAACCACGTTGGTGGTTTGTTCTGCTGAAATACCTATAGTACCTCTAACAGTTTCACTTGCTACAATTACCACGCCTGCTACAGCGACCCAAAACCTTCTTGACTTAAACAGTGAATTAATCTTTGTACCCATTACATTTCTCCATACTGTGAGAGAAAAACCTTATCTGAAACATTTCAGATTTCTTAAGGTTCTCCAAATTACCTATAGTATATTATACCCTACTTTTATTTATATAGGGGTAAAATTTCTGGATTGCACCCAGAGATACAGTTGTCTTTTATTGTACAAAAATAACTATGTTTTATGTTATAAGAGGGACCACAAGCATGTTCTAACCATTGTTGTGTCCAGACATCTATTCTCCATTTATTATCAAATACATTTTTTGCTGATACTTTATGCAAATCATTGACTACTCCTAGTGTCTCTAAAACTTCCTGACAAATTAAATCTTTTTGTACATCGAAAGAAAATTCTTTCATCTTTTGTACATTATCTTCGGCGGATTTCTTTAAACTTTTAGCCATTGAATACCTCTATTTGGGAAAACTCGCGTGCTATGGACTATCGTGGACTCAAAGGTCTAGTTCAGAAAATACAATCTCATTATTTTGTAAAAATATTTGACAGTTTAAACTTGTAGGAAAAACTCGCGTGCTATAGACTATCACAGACTGCAAGGGCCTAGTATAGCTGAGACATCTCACAGCCCGGCAAGAAAAACTTTATTTTTTTCAAAAGATCGATAAATTTCAAAGGAATGTTGGAATCGGTTTGTTTTCTCTACTTTTTTTCATAAGTCCTTACAGCATAAGTACTTACGTCTATTATACAATACACATCGTCAAAATCAACCCCTAAACTTGAGAAAATCTTCATAAGTCTATACATATCAACAACTTACAGTTCGGCATGATATTTGCACTGGGGGATTGCCGTAAGTCTATATATAGTAACAACTTACGTCGAGCGGGGTGGGGCGCCGTCGCCCTAAGTCTTTTGATAGTAAGGGGTTAGGTCAATTAAAAAAACCCCGCTCCCAGATTTGGGAACGGGGCAGTTCGAACAGAGGTCAGCACTTAGCTAGCCTGACTGACGTGTCGATTAAACAGATTCCTATCAGGTTGCGAGAGCCAACGCAGTGTCAAGGGCTTTCTGGTTCAAATTTCCATTTTGTCCGAACCAGAGAGAATCCATTCGATTTTCGTTGCTTCTCCCTTTATTATAATTAAGATGCTCACTCATGGCATTATATGCTGCCCAGTAAGTACCTTGGACGCCCGGCAAATCGTTGCCCTTACCAGTCAAGAACAAATTTTCAACGCTCTGGATAATATTTTCAGTTCGCGTTGAAATATCCTTGTCTTCCTGCTCTTGGACATTGAAAACGATTTTAACATACTTACGCAAATCTTTCGAGTTAATTTGACGCGATGCCAAGAATCGATAATTTTCGGCAGTCGTCTCAAACTCTTGGTTTGCCAGATTCATAATATCGCGGAGTTTTTCCACGTTATTCTTGACAAATCTGTGATGCCTCACCCGAATCAATTTAGAGGCTTTAGAACCTCGTGCCATTGCTTCAGTATTGGCGCAAACCACGCGAATCGGCGTAAATCCTAGATGAACCGCCAGCTTGCCATCATGCCCATTGCTGAGCAAGACAAATTTTGCGATTTCATCATCTTTTACGATTTCGCTATTTTCCGCACCCAACTGGCACAGAACCCAAATACGTTCGCCATTTCGCAAAGATCCGGCAGTATGCAAAATCAAATCACCGGAATCTACGAGCGGTTCAAACACCTTGAACGCATCCTTATTTTGTAAGGGGGTCCAACGTGGACCTACAACGCCCAAAACCCGATTGTCTGAGGTTCGCACCGCAGCTTGAGCTTTGACCTCTTGACCATCCTTGCGGAAAACGGGTTCGGTCGCAACTTCCCAATCCAAACCGGCCAATCGGAACGCATCCCAGAAATTGGTTGCGCTGTCAATTTCGGTTCCCAAACCATGCCAAGGGGTTGCACCGGCAAAAACCATTCTTTCAACTTCGTGAGACA